AACCCAAGCGTCCGCGTATATTGGGCAAGGCCGCCGCACGTTCGATCTGCCATCCACGCCTTAATTAAATCAGCGTTTACATTGCGGAAGTGCTTGAAAATTTCATCGGGATACGTCTTAACTCCGCCCACTAAGCTTTTTTCATCATTGTCTTGGTCAAGGTAGACTACAGTGTACCTTTGTTTTACGTGGCTTGCAACATTGTATTCATCTTCGTCGTCGGCTTCCTCTTGAGACAAAAGAATAAATGGATACCGTCCATCAACGTCCTGAGTTATTCTTTGCTCCTCAACAGCCAAGGGAGTAAAAGTATAAGCGCCGCCTGCCGTGGTAATGGCCGCGAGTACCGCTTTGCGGTTTGCTGTTATCTGTGCGATGATTGAGTCAGCCATTTAAAACCCGCTTATATCCCCGGTTGAAATCGCCTTTTCGACGCGCCGTGTTGCCCTGAAAATTGCCTGCTCCCCGCGCCTCATAATGCTCGGTACTCGCTTGGTCCATTTTTTTGTAAAGTCAAACTGCTTTTTTACTTTTGCTTTTTTGCTCAAAGTATAAAGCAGCATTTTACCGGGCGCTGGTGCGCCATGACGCGCCAGCCTGTCGGGAGTTATTCCAGCTCCTCCAGAAAGCAAATAATAATCTCCATCGCTTCCCGGAACAAGCTGAAAATTTTTATTCCCAAACGTTGTTTTATAAAAATCCGCCGCTTGTTTTTGATTGTGAACTCCATAATATTTCAACGCCTCAAGATTCGGAATTGGCATAAATTTTCCAGAATTAATTATGCCACCCTGCTCGAAAAACTCCATCACATTATGCATGTGTGCATTTGGTCCGATAAGCCCCATAATCATTTTTGCGTTAAGCTTACCTTTGTTTTCCTTTACCGATGCAAGCTGCTCAACAAAGCTTGGCGACCAGCCAGGAGAACCGGATTCCGTTTCCTTGTGATAGAGTTTTCCCTTTATCCCCGCCGTACTCGTCGGAGCACTTCGCTTACCAATAAACCCGATACGCTCCTTATTCATCCAGTGGTCAATCTCATCCCCAAATACTTCCGGCGCTTTCTTAAACGCAAAAAGCACTCTGCCACTATCGAGTTTCACCATGATTGCCATTATACAAGCCCCAATCGAAACGCGCCTTGGTCCATGCGTATGATCCCGACCACGTTCATTTTGGTGCTCATTGCATCACCTTCGATTTTGTATAGCTCCACGGTGTCGGCGTTTTCTTTTACAACTGGAACATCTGTCCTTGAAACGTAAATCTCAACATCGAATTTCCGCGCCATGTCGTTGCCTGATTGCTTGATATTGAGGGCTATTCTGTTTTCCTTGCCCCTGAAAACAATGGCATTAATCGCAGTAGCCGTACCACCCTTGGGAGTATAAAATACCGCCTCTTCCAGCCCACAGGAAAGAAAGGCGGTATCCATGTCAGCCATCAGGTCAAGCGACATTATTGGTTACCAAACTTTAAAAGCTTGGGGACCAAAATTCAAATTGACGTTGACAAATCCAGCACTTGTTGCAATGGTGTCCTTGCAAACACCAAGTGCATAAAGCCCGGAAGTCGTTCCAGCGGCTGTACAAGCGGTTCCACCAGAAGCCGCCTGGACTGTCTGACCGGCATTTATAGCCACCGCAGCAGCGGGAAGCTGGACAACGCCTTCAATCGTTACCGGACCGGTTGCTCCAATAGCAATAGCGGTATTGGCAATACCAACCATGCCAAAACCGGTATCACCTGGAATGAAAACCAACTGGTTGTAAACAACCCCAAGGCCGGTGTTGTTAGCCCATTGGATTACATCTTTCATTTCGATGTCAGCAATTCTTTGTGTACAAGTAATAGACATTTGTAAACCCCTTTTCTAAAGATAATGCCCCGCCGAAACGGGGCTGTTTTGTTTTCTGCTTATGCGCCGACGTTTTTACCGATTCCGCGCCAATCGCTCGAACCGATTACGAAAATCACCATCAGATCCCACACGATCCCGCGAGCTTGGCCAATCTCAGATGGAGCCGAACGAATCTGGGGCGCTTCCTCACTTGCCAGAGTCGCCAGAACGAGATGCTGAGCGACATTTGAATCCGCTGCCGCGTACCATACCGTGCTCGAATACTCATCGAGGTACGGCGTAGTGATGAGCTGTATGCCCATGCTTGCGTACGGGTTGATAATCGCCGGGTTAGCCTGTTGCGTTGCGCCGTCAGCCGCAAGATACGCCGCAGGTGAACCCAGAACCTTCATCCATTCCGTCCAGTGCGTTTCACCGGTTATGATATACTTGATCGGCGCGAGCGTGTACTGAGTTTTGCTCGTCTGATCAGGGGCCAGCAACTTGATTGACCGCAAGAGTTTCCGCATTTCGGAAAGGGAGGCTGTCGAAGGAGCCGCCGTGGTTCCCAGGTTTGCATGGGTCGAATGGAACATCGCCAGGGAATCCTCGTTCATCGTCGGACCTACCGTTCCCGAGCCCGTGCCTTCGGTATTGCCGCGATAGAGGTAGTTATACGTCGTTCGCTCTTTCTTACGAGCAACCGCGCCACCGAGGGCCGCCGGAATACGGCTGAAAGCGTTCTTGTCATCGTTGACAAGCGCCTCGAAGCTGAGGCTATAGGCTTTCATGTATTTGTAGAGCGTGATGAGTTCGGCCTTATCGCTGAACCGGCCCCATTCCGGGTTTTTACCTTCGGGCACCCAGTCGATATCCGAGAAGTTGCTCAAATTGACGAGTTTGTTCTGTTTGAAATCATTGAGCGGCTGCTTTCCTACCCACTTATCGTATGTGGTAGGAATTTCCTCGTAGCCCTTCATCAGAAACTTGTTGACGGATGCCGCGAGAATATATGCAAAATCGCCGGTCGCCTGAGCAACCGTACCGCGCCCGAACTCGCCAGGATTCATCACCATGCGCGCAATCTCAACATTGTTGAGATACGGCGCATTACGAACACCAGCCCGTTCAAGGCATTTCTTCGCCATCGTGATTGCAGAGCCGTCTCTGAAATCTGACTTCTCAACATCGGCAACCGTTTTGTCATCGAGGCGTTTCCGATTCGTCGCGTCCTGAAACCCGTTGCGAACAAGCAGGCCGTTGAGGGCCGCATCGCGGAATTTGTCGGTTTCGTCAAGAGTGACGTTCGGGCCTTCGGTTCCCGGTTTTTTTGCGTCTTTCAAAAGACGCTGTGCTTCAACGATAAGTTTCCTGGTCGCTTGCGCTGCCGGGGTTCCGCTCGTTATCAGCTCCCGATAAAACTCTTCGGGGATATTCATTTCACGGGCAGCTCCTTCAATTTCCTGTGTGCGTGCGCGTTCGGCTTCGGCGCCTTCTTTTGCCGCTGCCGCTCTGATCTGGTCCACGTTCACTTTATCAGCGGACGCGGGGGTTTCCTGCTGGACAATTTTTTCATCCGGCATAGTTCGCTCCTTTACTTGAGGTTTGTTATTATCCAAATGAGCCGCGCGAAACTTTGCTCGCGCGTCCGCTCCTATTGGCGTTGTAGAAACTTCGAACGGATACCACGTTGTGCGTATCGCACACCGCTGGTCCGTGTTATTCGCATATTCTTTACCCCTGATGTTGCATCGGGCACCCGGTTCGAGCCATTGCGTGGCCTTGGCATCGGTCTTGTAGCCCACTGAAAGGTCAGTCAAATGCCCCTCGCGGGCGAGCGTGGCAACATCCCCGGCAGTTGAGGAAAAGTAGACATCGCCCTCGGCGGTCCCATTCCCCATGTCTGTAATGTTTCTGACCGATCCCTTAACGCTTGCGCTTCCATTCCACCTGCTATGATTATCAAGTAGTGGAACCTGTCGATTGTCGGGAGTTTTCATACCGTCCATTGTAAGAATTTCTCTGATTATTTCGTCGTTCTGCCAATCGTAAACCTCAACCGGCGCATCGGACGAAACTATCGCACGGATTTTGCGCTGAACATTTCCCTTGTCGTCTTTTTCTTCGGTATAGGTTCCCGGAGTAAATGTCCGGTAAAATCCTTCGGGTTTCTCAATTGCTTCGTTATTATTTATTGGCATCTGTATTTCCCTCCTCGTCAAAGCCAGGCGCATTATCAGGCGTTTTGAATTTGTTTGGTGTTACCGCGACAGGCGCTACAACTGAAATGCCGAGCGCGTCTTTGGCTTTCTTTTCTTCTGCCAGTGTCGCATAAAGATCATCTTTGTTTATGCCTATCATGTCACAATACATCTCGTCGGTCAACCAGCCCGCGTCCCGTTGCTCAATGTAACCCTGCATGTCTTTGAGTGGGTCAACCCAATCCCATCGGTCAGGCGTATGCATGGCGCGGCAAAGATTGTACTGATTTTCCTTAAAATCAAGGATTGACTTCCCAGGTATCTGGCCGGTAAGAAAACACCACTGGACAAATTTATTATAAACTGGTTGACATAGAGATCGAATAACGAATTGCTGTTTCTTTTTATAATACCGGCGCTGGTCTTGGATTATGACCCGAGCCGAAGAAAAGTTAGCACCAGCAAGATCAGAGGTCATTTCCTGATATGATATTCCATAGCCGCGAGCTACCTGCCGCAAATAAAGCTCAATCAATGCGCCAAGGGTTTCACGAATATTGTCGGCGCTTTGAATAATTTTAGGTTCTTGCCCGCCCTTCCAAATCGCTCCCGGAGAAAGAGAAAAATTTCCATCGGCGTTCGCGTCTTTTTTTGAAAAAGCCTTATTCGTTTCTGGTATCCAAAGAGCAATAGCGGCCTGTATGCGCGAGGCAATTAATTTATCTTCCTGTAATTGCGCCAAATCCCACAAGGTCGTAAGCACCGGCGCGAGCCAGGGAATGCCTATCCATTGCGTGGCATGCCATTTATCATAACAGTGAATCACGTTGTTTGCAGGGAGAGAGAAAAACATCCACGTCACAAGGTCTTGAAAATAATATTCGAGCGGTTCGCCAAAACCATTTATCTTTACCCCGTTGTAAATCATGGGAACCGTAGGCATGGCGTAATTGTCGTGAGAAAATTCGATGTACGATTGATCGATGACCTGAAAAGCAAAAGGAAGCAGGTTGCCTTTTGGGGCCGGGACCATGTTAAGAAACATTCCGCCCGATACGCTCAGGTTGGCAATGTATTTGGCCTGAATTTCATAAAAATTATCGTGATTGGGGCGCAAACATTCATCCGCAAACCGTTCCCATAGTTTGTCAAGAAGCTTTTCGAGATCAACCATAGAATTTCCGTTTTTGTCCTGTGCTTTCGAGCGGGGCTGAATGCCGGTCCCGATTACCTGCGTTTGCAGTACCCGGACGCACGACCGGGCGTATGGGTCCGTATCGTATGCACGTTTGGCGCGGGCAAAAAGTCGGCGGTATTCGAGGCGGTAAATATTCTGGTCCACCAGAACAGAAGGGGACCAATCGGCCCGATTAGCGGATAAATCGGCGGCAGGGTAATAACGTGTCATTATTTTACCGATTTCGCGGCTAAAATGGGCGTTAAAACGCTCGTTTGGCGGCATTACACCGCGCCTAAACATGCTGAAATTGTCTATTTCCCGCTTAATATTGCCGATAATTCCCATTAAAAATACCCCTTTGCAGGGAAAACAACAGGGTAAATTCCGCCTTGTTCGTCATTATCCATCATGCGTTTTGCTTCAATTTGGGCCTTTACGTCCTGATAATCAATGCGCCGGTCGCCAATTGTCAATGATTTAATACCGCGTTTAGCGTTTAAAGCAGCGGACACTTCTGCATCGATGACGTTTTGGTCACTAAAAGCCATATTGACCCCCGGAAATAAAAAAGGCCCCGTTCGAAATGACGTTCCGCATGAAACGTTAATTCGAACAGAGCCTAACCAAAAAGAGCAAATACTATTCGGGCTTTATAGCCCCTATTCAACCTTAGTATATATTAAAGTAATATAATAAGTCAATAAAAATTTAAATTACCTTTCAAAAATAATTAATAGCTCGTTTCCGCCCTGTTGTATTGAAGAATGATACAACCATCCATCCTTTTGATGGGCCACTATAACCAACTCCGATTCTCCGAGCGTGGTTTTGACGGTTTTTTGTTCCAGGTCCGAACCCACGGTTGAACTCGCCTCAATCAGTGGCCGTTTAGACAGTTGCCCTTTAAAATTGTGGTCTCCCATTACCTTCCTCCTTTGTTTCAATCCAAATTGTTTGTTTAGACAATGTTTTATTACATCGTAAACAATAAATTTCTCCTGTTATTCCACCATATCCCATTCGAGAGTCTTTCGCTAATGTGTTTTTATGCAATCCGATCTTGCAAAAAAATGGCTTTGCGTGTTTCGGAAGCTCTTTATAATGTCCATGCCTTTTAAAATATTCCATTCTATCTGCTAATCCTACAATGTTCTCGTTGATAATAGCTTTTTTCGATATGGAAAACTGTTTTCCATAAGTTTTTATATCATTCATAATATTCGATTTTCCTTTCGCCTGTTTTTGCGTTGAACATTTTAGATTTAATCTTCTGAGGGGTTTTAAATTTTTGCAAAGCCTCATGACACTTCATTAATTGCTCTGAAATGTTATCCACAAAAAAAATTTTAATTTTACATCCTTCAAAAAATTTGCATGCCTTTTGGAGTTCCCATAATTCATATCCAAATATAAAACGCTTTATTTTCTCTAATGTTTCGACCATTAAAAATCTCTCCCTCTTTTTCATTAGTCTTCAAAAACAAGAATTTCATCCGAAATTGCATATTGGTTTTCTGGATATTTATCTCTTAAAAAACAAACAATATTATCTGCACTCATAATATCCGGCCCTGTAAAACAAAGCATTTTTCCGTTGCAAAGAACAGCATAAGAACCAGGGTGATAATATTTGCCAAACTTTTCACATATTTCATTGATTGTTTTTTCGTCTAATTTTTCCATGTTAAAAACCCCTCCCTCTTGCCCAGCGTGATTGTATACCTGCTAAAAATTCATTTACTATTGGTTTTGGTTCATCCAGCACTTCCCCGCGCTTGACTCTCTCCTTGTTCTCAGATTGTTGCCGCGTCTCTTGTTCCTGCTCGCGCCGTACCGCGTCCACTTCCTCGCCGTTGTATAAAACTTCATCCACTCCAGAGATAATGAGCGCTGCTTGAATATAATTTTCGCAGTCCCGATAATGGTCGGCCCCGCCCTTCATCCATTTTTTAACCGTGTTCCCATACCGATCAACTTCCTCTTTTTCGTATTGCTTCACAAATTGATTTAAATAATCCGTTGGAATATCTTCTGGCAAATGCCAGTTTGATAATTCCGCGTCAGCCGCGACGATCCGCGCCAGGTTTTCGGTATTGCCGAAGTAAATGTCATCCTTACCGGCCTTTACCAGCGGATGAAGCCGGTCCTTGGCCCCGATGTATGCAAATACCCCGTCCAGGTGCCCGGCGATGTAGTCCACATAGTTTGCTTTATGTCCACCGCGATCGATCAGACCAAAATTGATAAACAGCCGCCGACCGTCCGCGGTAAACAATTCCCTGCGCTCAATTCTCTTCTTAACCGTCTGAAATACCGCCTCAAAATTCTGTTCGGCCCCCATTTCGCACGGAATATAATCGCAGTCGAGCAACCAGCTTTCTTTCCCGCTGCCGTACCCACGCATAACAAAATAATATCCCTTATCCTGCGTATCGATGCCGACAAAGATCGCCAGCACGCCGGAGGGAAGGGCTTCATCCTTCATGGTATACCGTGCGCACTTGGCTATCAGCCAGCTTGTCGGACGCTCCTCGGCTTTTATACTCCAAAACTCCGCCATATCCTCGTTTAAAAAATCCTTTAAAAGAATTGGATTCCCGGACCGCGATGCCTCAAAGAACCGCGCCAAGCATTCCGACCACTTAAAAGAAAAATCTATTAAGCGGTTCCACCGATAAGAAACTGTCTGGGCCTGTTTGCGCTTCGTTACAAGCTCCCCAGTGGCGCTCAAAACCTCGTCAATGGTTTTCCATACCCCCTTATCGTTCATCGCGGCCCGTGCGCTCTCCGGAACGTCGTTTCCGCAATTAACGCATTCATACCGAGCCGCGCCATCGTTTCGTATGAGCTGCGGATTATGATCGAATTCCTTTTGTTCATTCGGCAATTCTTTTATCTGTTTTAAATCGTAAATCTGATAGTGCCCACATTTCGGACATGGCCAGAACCATTCCAGATTTAAAACACCAGGTCGGTACATTTCCCGATG